ATGGGTCAGATATTAAAGCTAAATTAGTATCTAAAAAACCTCTATAAATATGTACATCATCATTAATAATATTTTCATTTAAAGCTATTGAAACATAAGTTTGGTCAACACCAGACAAACTAATAATAAGTGAGTTTTTTGTAGGTTTATTTGTTTCGCTAACAGCACTTATGTTTTTAAGATGACCATTAGATAAATATGTTCTTGAACTACCAGAAACACTAGATGTTATGTCAAAACTTGCATTTGTTAAATAAACTGGTGTACCAAACCCTAATTCAATCAACAAAACTGGTTCAATAATACCAGTGGCTAATTCTGTTTTAACTGCACTTGTTAAACCTCTAGCCATTTATAAACTTTCTCTTACATCAAACTCATAATTAAATAATAAATTACCATCTTTGTCAGTTTGTGAAGTTGAAAATTCTTGAACATCACTTGTTAAATAAACTGTAAATGGAACAGAATCATAGGTAACAGAACTATTGTCAGCTAATGCTTCCCTTAATGGTGGTTCTATCGTTACTGTAGCTGAATTACTTGAACTGGTAACATCTTCAACAACCATATAAACTTTATCATGGGCAAATTTAATTAAATCCCCTGCTTTTAATCTTCCTGCACCATCTCCTGCAAAACCATCTATTGCTATTGTAGTGTCTGCAACTGCATGAACTCCATTGACTAATAATGTGCCAGTTTCGTTACCTTGTGCATTTAAATAGCTTGGAAATGTAACAGTAAAATTTTGTTGTCTGCTTCTTTGTTTCATTACAAATGCCATAACTGGTGCAAAATCTGCTCTAGTCATAGGTGGATATTGTATTGTAAAGCTAAAATGTTGACCTTGTATTTGCCTTCTAAATGTTTTGCCACTATCAGTCTCACTAAATAAAGTTTTTTGATTACTTTGTAAATTGACTGCAACAAAATTAGTTTTTGGTAATGCTCCACTCATACTATTGCCATTTTACCCTTTTCATTCATTGCACTGTTTATAATATTTACTAAGGTACCTCTACTATTTACTAATAATTCATTAAATCCTCTAGCATCAACAGTATTAATATTAAAATTAACTGTAACTGGTTGTGAGTTACCAAGTTTGTTATTTGGTACAACATTTGATGCCCTATCTGGAACAACTAATTCTGGTCCTGCTTCTCCTACCATATAAGGTTGGTCTTGATTCATTCTACCACCAAGTCTACGACCTTGATATTTAGAAGATGCTATAGAAGCGATTTGAATAGCACCGAAAGCACCTATTGCTATTGCCAGTGGTATATTAGGTAAAACTTTAGCAACTGCTCCTGCTGTGTCCATTATAGCTTCAGCCATTCTAAAAGCTTTGTTTAATTGAAATGCTTTTTTATTACTTTGTGCGAGTTGGTCTAAACCCTCACGACCTACTTTTTTAGCCAAATCAATTTTATCTTTTCCAGACATTTTTTCTAAATCTATTTCACTTGCCCTGCCAGATTTAATTAATTCAAAATTATCATTAAAAGCTTTCTTCCTAATTTCCATTTGTTTATCAGCAGTTTCTTTGGCTATTCTTAAAGTTTCATCTGCATTTATTCTTTGTTGTTCAGCTAATAGTTCATCTTGTTCTTGTATCTTATTGAATTTATTAGAAAATGCTTCTTCTTGTATTTGCATTTCTAAACTAGCTAAATCTTGTAAACCCTTTAATCTTTCTTCGTTTGAAAAAGCAGTTGGAACATCACCCATACTTGCATCTATACCTAATCTTGTACCATCACTTTTAGCTAGGCTTTCAAGTCGTGCTTTTTCTTCTAAAAGTTTATTTTCTTTTTCTAATAATTTGTTTTTTTGTTCTTTTGATTTAATAACAAGTGTTTCTTGGTCTAAAACCATTGCTTGTAATTCTGGCATAAGTTTTAAATGCCCTAATTCAGCTTCTAGGTTTTTAATATGCTCTTTTTCAACTTTATTTAGACCAAAAATCTTTGTAAGTGTTGAATCTCTTATCTCATTTAATTTAAGTTCAATTTCAGAAACTCTATCTTGTCTTAGTGCATTAGTAGATAAATCCCTATTAAGCATTCCAATCATTACAAAAAATGACCTTGCTGTGTCAGTAGCATCTATAAAACCTTCAGCCATTCTTGTTAATTTAGGCAACATAGGTGTCATTACATCTACTGATAATTCACTCAATGCAGAACCTAATGCTTTTGAGGTATTTGCAAAACTACCAGAAGTTCGCTCAGCATCACCATGAGCATCTGATGTACCTGCAATAATTAAATTTAATCTAGCTTGTACTTTTTCAGCATTTGATACATCTTTTGAAGCTTTGTTTATGCCCATTCTAAGAAGTTCTTGTTTTAATGTTGCTTCTGTAATTACAACACCGAACCTTCTAACTGTTTCATGATTACCAACTAAAGCACTTTGAAATGCCATCATTGTTTCTGTATCACTAGCATTATTAAATGATGCAACATCTACTGCTAATTTAGTTAATTCTACTGAAAGTTTAGATGCTTCCCCTCTAGCAAAACCCATAGGAACAAAAGTATCTTGAATTGATGATGCCATTTGTTCAAGTTCATGGGTGCTTCTTCCAACACTATCACCAAATTGCCCAAGCTGACTTCTTACATCATTTACAAATTGACCAAAAACAACTGAAGATTTACTTCTCATTTCCTCTACAGAACTAGCCATATTGACCATTTCTTGACCAAATCTAAAAGCTTGGAATACAATTACACCACCAATTACATTCCTAACAGTGTTACCTAGTGCATTAAATGAGTTTGTTTGTGCAGATACAGACCTTTTTACATTATCTTTAAGGTCATTTACCCCTTTTGTGGCAGATTGCATAGCTGTTCTGGTTTTATCCTTAGCTATAATATCTATATTTACGTTTTTAGTTGCCACTATCTTTTAGCCCTTGCTAATCTTTCTTGTCTTTCTCTTTCATCACTTTGTAAAGAATAATATGCTAACCACATATTAAACTCATAAACTGACATTTGCAAGATTTCGGCAACAGTCTTATGAAGTTTTTCAGCTAGACCAAAAACATTATGTAATTCTTGGTTTTTCTTTAGTTTTTTTTATTATCTTCAATATCTGTATTGCCAGTACCCATAATTTTAGTAGCAACATCAGCAATTATATTTGTATCAGCTTTAGTTTTAAACTTTAAAATATGACTAGCATTGAACATTTTATCGCCATCTTTTGTTAAAGCTTTTTCTATAATTACATCAATTAATACTATTAGGTCTGTTCCACTTGCTCCCTTAAATATCTTTTGTTTTTCGAGCATATTAAAAGGTTTGCAATAAATAGCTTTATCGCCAACTAATCCCCATTCGGGTACTTCAATGACTTGAGTGTCAAGTGTATCAAAATGACTTCTTATGCCATCAAAAAAATCAATATTTTCAGACATTAGACAGTACCGATAGTAATACCACCAGACCCTTGTAATGAAACAGTTCTAGTTGTTACACCATCTAATGTAACCCCTACAGACATACCAGTTACAATACCAGTACCACTAAAGCTTTCATCACCACTTGCATTGCCTTCTGGTAGGAATACAAAGCTTAAACTTGAGCCTTGTGTTAAAGATGCTTGTTGAGCATTTGTTTCATCATAATTCATATCAATAGATGCAGTAAATGTACCTCTACCAACTAAAAATGATTTATTTGAATCCTCTAATGCAGTTGCTTCAACAACATCTTGTGTTGTATCTAAAGTATATCCAGTAACATTACCGATAGCTGTACCACCGACTGTAACGACACCTTCTTTACCATGATGTGTAGCCATTTAGACCTCCTTTGTTTCTGGTTCAGATGTTTCTTCTACTTTTTTAGCAGATTTTTTATCCTCTAATTTATAGCCTAATTTTATGTAATGGTCTATAAAATCTTGAGTAACAGTAATTATATCTTTACCTTTTTTCATTGTAACGTCTTTAGCCATTATGCACTCCCTCTAGTAAATTCATATAAAACCCTAACAGTAACTCTAACACCACCATAAGGATAAATTGTACCTTCGTCAGTTGATGCTTCAATAATTTGTGTATCTAAAGCATTTCCATTTCTAGTTATATCAGTATCTAATGTTTCTTCAATAACTTCAATTAATTGATTTCTTTTTGTATCAATATTTGTATCTGTGCCTTTAGCAAATGCAACTATTAAAAAATCTATTGTTCCAGTATATGTGCCAGAACCAGTTACCCCCATACTTGCAACTTCCCTTGTTTCATCACCAGATTGCACAAACATTGCAGGAAACTGGGCATCAGATAATTCTTCAACTTCAAAAGGCTCTCTAGTAATTTTTTTAAACTCAATAGGACTTGTAACAGCATCAAGTTTAGTAATTATATCAGTAGCTATATTTTCTCTTTTACTCATAATCTCATTTCTTTAAAATAAAATTTTGAAAATTCTGTTTTGATTTTATCTTCTTCTTTGTTGCCTATAGCAAAAAATGGTCTTT